GAGCAAATTTTAGGAAAAGATGCTAAAGCAATTGCTTCACTTCAAACTAAATTAGAAGAATTAGTAGCTCAAAAAGAGCAATCTCAAAACGAAATTACACCACAAAGTAAAAAGTAACTAATCGTACCGCCATATTTATACTATGAAACACTGTCGTGTAATAAATCATAGTAAATAATAAAATATTCTATAATGGCTCTATATAACTGGCTAGTCCAAAGTTGCTGCAATCCCTCTATTACTAAAGTTATTAAATATACCCGTATTCTATATACAGGTATAATTTTTCAAGATTCTTTAAGTAATTGCTATCAAGTAATAGCTCCAACTAACGCTACACCAAATATATCCCTCCCAGACCTTGTACCTCTTTATAACACTTGTGATGATTGTTTAATCGATTTACCACCATGTAATCCTAAAGAACCTACTACAGTTTGGTTAGTTCAAAGCTGCTGTGATAAAGCAATTACCCAAATAGTTGTTAATAATAATATAATCCCTGGAGATATATTTCAAGACTCATTAGGTGATTGTTATACTGTATTAACAGTTACCGAAGGCAATCCTACTATAGTAATAATAGATGAAACTATATATAAAACATGTGAAGATTGTAAACCTTGTGTTTCAACATCACCTACACCAACACCATCTATAACACAGTCACCGTTTCCTACTCCTAGTATAACGCCCTCTGTAACGGTTACACCATCACCATCTCCTGTTACGTTTGTTAATAGTTCACCTAGTCCAACACCAACAGTAACTGTTAGTAGAACACCTAGTGTAACACCATCTCCTGGAACCCCTGAATGTAAATGTATTACTTATATTAATACTAGTGAATTTAGTTCATACCAAAGTTTTTATACAACTTGTGATGGATTTGTTGGAGCTCAGTTTACAATAGCTCCACAACAAACAATTCAAATATGTGGTAGCAATCCATCTGCAGGAAACCCTGCCGTAACATTTTATACAGGAAGTTATTGCCAAAATGAAGAATGTGTTGCTCCTGACATTTCCCCATCACCAACACCAACTCCATCAGCTACTTTAGTTACTGTTCCTGTATTTGAACCAGAGCCTTTATGTATGGATGTAGTGTTTGGTCCTGCACCATCACCTAGTGCAACTCCTTCTATAACAGTATCAGCAACACCATCTGTAACAGTAAGTACATCACGATATCCAGAGTTTCCTTCATTAACACCTACATCGACACCATCTGTTACTCCTAGTATTACGCCAACTAAAACACCGTCTATTAGTGTTTCATCAACACCAAGTGTTACTCCTAGTGTGACACCAACAAAAACGGCTACACCAAGTGTTACTCCTAGTAAAACACCATCGATAACAGTATCACCAAGTAAAACACCAACACCTACACCTAGTCCGTCCTCTAATGCTTTAATAGTATCTGAGTGTTCTGTAATATATAATGGTGGGGGACCTAATCAAGTTTATGCTTATAACAGTACTACTAATGTTTCTACTTTATTAAATTTAGGTACGTCTCCACTACAAGTAGGTTCATCTGATATTGCTCATACTAATACAAAATTGTGGTTATATGCCTCTTTAAATGGTGCTACTAGTACTATTTTTGAATATAATATAACATTAAGCCCTTTTACATCTGTATATAATAGAGCTATTAATATCCCCGTAGGAATTGCTTTAGGATCAGGTATATGCGCTATTGATAATACAACCTTATTATCCTCAGATCAATTTAATAATGATCAAATTATTCAAATTACATTAAATCCTTCACCGGATAATACTGTTGTTATAACAAATTTATTTACTTTATCTTCTGGAAGAGTAATATCCGGAGATTTATTATACACAACAGATGGGAAGGTTATTGTAACAACACAAACGCGAAATGCTCCTTATTCATATTGGATTTCTCAATATACTTTAGGAGGAACATTAGAATTTGATTTACCTATTACTTCAACTGCTCCTTTTCCTTATGGTTTAGCTACAATAAATGGTGGTATTTATATTTTTAGTGGGAGTAATCTTAAACAAATAAGTACTACATTTCCATATACTATTACTCAAGTAAATAATATTGGTAACGCGTTAGCCGGAGCATCACAAGTACCAAGTTGTTGTAATGTTTCATTTCAACCAAATGTAATAGGTGTCTCATCATCACCGACACCAACGCCTACTAAAACAGTAACACCGTCAATAACACCAACACCAAGTACAACACCGTTTAGAACGCCTACACCAACACCATCAAAATCACCACCAAATAATATACCGTGTACTGGAAATGGAGCACTACCTTTACCTGGAAATAATGTTACCTATAATGGAGTTACTATAACAATATCAGGAACGGGAAATATTAGTTTATATCCTAATGCTTGGGCATCGTGTAACACAACAACTCCTGCTAACACAGCATGGTTAGGTTTATCCGGAGCTTTTACATATATTTTAACATTTAGTCAACCTGTTAATAATATTAGAATACCTATAACTGGTTTAAGTACTGATTTTGATGAAAATATTTTTGAAATTTTTACATTTACTACAAGTGGAGGAACTCCAACAATAACAAGTCCTAATAATTGCTTTAGCGCAATAACAGGAAATCAAATTTCCTCTAATGGTACAGAAGACACTAATAATGGTGGAGGTTTATTTACTATTTCTTCTCCTAGCTCATTTAATACATTAACCATAACAGGTCAAGGAGGAAGTGGTGGTTCTTTATTTGGTATTGATTGTACTTCAATCCTACCAGCGCCACCGGCAAATTGTGTTTCGTGTAATACAATTGCAATGCCTCCAACTGGAACAGGTACTATAACTAATGGAAATTTAACAGTTAGTACAACATATAGTGGCCCGGAATTAGTTCTTGGTCCGGCTAATGGTTCTCCTTTTGCTACTTGTACAAATGTATCTCTTCCATTACCCTTTGTAATTTTAGGAGCAACTCCTGGGGCTTTTATTTATACCTTAAACTTTAACCAACCTGTTAATAATATAAAATTTTTAATATCGGGAGCCGGAACAACTTACAATCCAACAGCACTTGAAACTTTTACATTTAATACAAGCGGAGGAACCCCTACACTCTCTACTTGTGGACCATCATGTGGTACTACAATAAACAATAATGTCATAACATTAGAATATGTTTCACCTAACGGGGGTGGTGCTTTAACTCAAGTAAATGCAACTAATCCTTATACTCAAATAATAATAACAGGAAACGGTGGAGCAGATGGCTCCGGGTTTAGTTTATGTTTAGACACAGCAACACCATTACCATCACCATCTCCTTCTGCAACACCATCAATAACAGTATCACCAAGTAAAACACCATCAGTAACTGCTACACCTAGTATCTCTATTAGTGCTACACCAAGCGTAACACCATCGATAACTGTTACTCCTAGTATAACAATTAGTCCGTCTCGTACGCCAAGTGTAACGCCGTCACCTTCTTTACCGTCGGATGTATGTCCTTTAATTTATACTACTGCTCTTCAATCATATAATGGAACTAGTTTAACTAATGGTTATTATACTAAAAATTATACTTGGAACCCTAATACTAATGTTCAACAAGAAATAATATTATCTAATGATGTTGTAGGTAATGACATTGCCTCTACTGAAACTAAATTATGGAAAAGCTGGGGAGTATTTAATCCTATTGCTCAAACCTATAGCTATAATATCAATGAATGGAACCTTTCTGGAAACCCTCCATACACAGCAACTTTTAATAGAACACTTCTATACCCTTCAGGATACACTGCTAGTCCAGGACTAACAGCAAAAGATAATAATACACTTGTAGATGTTGCTTCTACTATTGTAAATGGGCAAACAGTATGGAAAGTTTATGAATTAAATATTCCTACCGCTCCGGCAACACAATTAACAACAACGTTTAAATTTAACTTAAATAGCAATTTTCAAGGTCAAGGAGATCTAATGTTAACCTCAGATGCAAATGGTAATCCTGATAAACTTTTATTAGCATGTGCTGTATCTAACCCAACCCCAGGTACTACAAATAGCATAATTGCTCTTCAACAATACGATTATAATACTGGAGCTTTTGAATATGAAATTACATTAATACCCCCAACAACCTCACCAACAGCCGGTCTTATAGCTGGTATTGCTCAATTTAATAATATAATATATGTTTTCTTTAAGGATGGTTATCCTAATTTACCTGCTTTAACTGGGTGGGTTTATTCAATAAATCCAAATCCACCATATAACTGGACTTTAGTAAATAATATATTAGATTCGGGTGGATCAAATTCATTATTATCATGTTCTAAAGGTAAATTATTAGGGCCTAATGCTAGTGGGTGTGATACTATGTTGTATAGAACTCAAACCAAGGGATATGGTTCATATAACTTTACAACTAATACATCCGCAGTACTTAGTGTAACAGCAAACCCATACCCTGCTAATGATAATACAAATAATCTCCCTACAGTTATTGCTAATACAAGCAATAAAATGTGGGTATATGCTACTGGAGCTGCTACTTCTGAAGTTAATTTAAGAGAAAGTAATATAGTATTATCTCCATTTTCTTCTACCTTTAATAGAAATATAGCTTTACCAACTGGTCTTAAACCAAATAATGGATTATTTGCTCTAAATAATTCTACTTTAGTAGGTTCATACAAAATAACTAGTCCGGACAGTAGTGGAAATTTATATTCTCAACCTATAGTTGAAATAAATATACCGGCTGATGGCACCTCAAATCCTATAGCTACTTTTGTTACTAAATGTTTTTTACCAATACAAACAGAACCTGTTGGTGGGTTGGTAGTAACTAATGGTGTTAATCCAAAACTTATCATTTTAGTTAGAGATACAAATACTCCTACTATCATTATCCTCCTTCAGTACAATTATACTACGGGGGATTTAGAGTTATATAAATCATTATCACCAACTATTACAACTCCTAGTGGATTAGTTGAATTAAATGGAAATATATACATTATCGGGTACAACATGTATAAAATAGATACTGCTACACCGTATGCTCTAACGTTAGTCCAAAACCCAGGACTAGCCTTAATTAATGCTTCTCAACTATCCAATTGTATTAATACTAACTTTATAATACCTAATAATTGCGATACTTGTACCCCAGCGTTACTCCCTAAATTTAGTCCTGTTACGTATGGTGGAGTTACATTAACCCCATCATTTACTGGGATTACTCCTAATTCAATGCCATATAGTGATATAGGATGTTCCGGGACTAACACAGTACTTAATGCTTCAAATACAGTCTGGTTAGGTTGGTATCCTGGTGATTTTACTTATACTCTAACATTTAGCCAACCCGTTAATGACATAGTATTATTACTAACCGGTATGGGGGATAGTCCTATAGCTACTGGAGGTCATTATGAATCTTTTGCTTTTAATACTAATGGTGGGATTCCTTCTCTTACAGCATGTAAGGGATGTTTTGATAATATTAATGCAAATACGGTAACTGGATCTGTTTTTGGGCTCAATAGTTTAAACCAAAATATTACAGGAGGTGGATTTCTTAAAGTACATGCAAGCAGTTTGTATACTACTTTAACTATTTCGGGTCCTGGTGGAATACAAGGTACAGTTTTTGGTATATGTGCCGCTTCTGTATTACCAGCACCAGCTGTTAGCCCATCACCAAGTCCAACACCATCTCCATCACCTCCATGTACACCATGTGCTTTACCTAATGTAATAATAGGAACACAAACATGGACAGCATGTAATTTAGATGTTACTACTTATAGAAATGGTGATGTCATACCACAAGTTACAGATCCAACAGCTTGGAATACTCTAACTACAGGAGCTTGGTGTTACTACGACAACAACCCAACTAATGGTTGTACATATAATAAACTATACAACTGGTATGCTGTAAATGATCCTCGTGGATTAGCTCCTGTCGGTTATCATGTACCAACAGAGGCTGAAATTGAAACATTGCGCCAGTATTTGGGGGGTACAAATGTAGCCGGAGGTAAATTAAAACGAACAGGAACTACACTTTGGAATAGTCCTAATACAGGAGCAACAAATGAAACAGGTTGGACAGGACTACCAGGAGGAGGAAGAGAAAATGCCCAATTTGGGGGTATAAAATCATTTGGGCCTTTCTGGACTTCTACAGCTATCTCAACCCCTGGATATACTAATCTAGCAATATATGCTGATTTATATTATAATAATTCATTACTTGACCTTAAAGGATTCTCTAAAACTAGTGGATATTCCGTACGTTTAATTAAAGATATTAGTTCATTAGGATGTGTTTATTATAGCACAGGTGGTGCTTCTACATACAATTATAATATTACTACTAATACCTCAACACCAATTACGTTACCCGGAGATAATACAAGTAATATGGTTGAAGCTCACACAACAACTAAATATTGGAAAGGAAACCAAACTAATTATATTAACGAATGGAATGTATCAAACAATCCAACAACATTAACATTTAACAGAACCATATCAATTTCTGGATATTCAGGACCCCAGTTTAATTATTTACAAGCAATAGATAATACTAATTTGCTTACTACGCTTGTTAATTATAGTTCAACATATAATCCTGCGGGACCATTTGTTAATCCTTTAGTTAAATTAAATATAACAAATAATACTGTTACGGCTACTCAAATGACAACTATGTTTAACATATATGCTCCTTCGGGATTGGATGCCCTTATGTTAACAGCCACTAATAAAGTAATAACAGTTGGAAGACGAGCAACCTCATCAACCCAATACGTCTACTACTTATCCCAATACTCATACCCAGATGGGGCTTTAGAATTAGATATTGATTTATCATCAACAATTCCTGCCGGGAATAGTACGTATTCCTTTAAATTATTCGAATCAAATGGAAATTTATATGTAGCTGTTAGTTCAACATACCCAAATGAAATTATATACAATATTAACTTAAACAGCCCTTATACATTTACACCGGTTCGGACTACTACTAACCCCAATCAATGGTTTGCATCATATAATTCATCAATTAATTGCAATACAGTTAACTTAAATGTAAATCCAAACCCATCACCATCGCCAACACCAACACCATCTCCATCAGCACCATCAACTGCTTTTAGAACAATATACAAATATTTAGATATTCAATAATATGTTAACAGAACCAATTAAACAAAAAATAGAAGACTTATTTCAATCTACTCCCGATTATGTAGGAGTAGGATGGAGTCATAAAATTAGTAAAGATCAACCTATTGGAGAGCCTACTATAGTATTTAACGTACCTAAAAAACTACCATTAAGTGAAATACCTGAAGAAGAACATTTACCCTCAACAGTTGAAATTGATGGTGTTGCTTATAAAACAGATGTTATTGAAATTGGGCACGTTGTACCTTTATCATGTCCTCAAACTACATTAAATACTTGTTATACTTGGACTTGGTTTCAATTTCAATATCCCGCTGGAGGTCCTATTTACCCTGCTGGAAATACACCCCCAGGAAATAGAGGTGTTATACGCCCTATGAAAGGTGGTATTTCAATAACATCTTTTAATAATGGAACTAAAGTAGGTACTTTAGGATTTTTAGCTGTAGATAATGCAAAGAATGCATTAGTTGGAGTTACAAATAATCATGTTGTTGTAGATACTGCATTTTACACCAATTATAGAAATGTAACTAATTCTAACGAATACCAAGATCAATACTACCAACCAGGAGAAGTAGGACCAAATTCAGATTATATGGTTGGTGAAGTAGTAAGATATGTTCCTATAGTTCCTCAACCTTCTGTAAATCAAGTAGATGGAGCTTTAGTTACAATTGATCCTAGTAAAGTAACAAACGCTGAATCATTTAAACAGTATGGAACAAGTATTTTAACTCCTATGCCGTTTGCTACAACAACAGAAATAAATGATCTTCCAATTGGAACTACTCTACTAGTTAGTTCTGGTAGATCATCGGGTGTTAAATCATCTACATCTTGTGGAATAAGACTTAAGGATACTAATGTTAGCGTACCATTATCAGTAGTAGTACCAGCACCACCCGCTGTACCATATGGAGGATATAATCTAAATGGAACACCAACAGGAGCTAATTTTACCAACCAAATCCAATTCACCAGAACAGATCTTGAACCAAACGGAGATCCATCATGCCCTTTTCCAATATATGGAGGGGACTCAGGATCAGCATTGTGTGCTTATATTGGAGGTGTTTGGAAAATTATAGGATTAGTATTTGCTGGATCTCAAATGTTTGGATTTGCTAATAGAATAGATAATGTAGCAGCTCAATTAAATATATCTGCTTGGGATGGTACAACTAAAAATTATTTTAATACTGGTTCAAGACAATACATAACTACTATTGGAGGTAGCCCTGATAAAACATTACCTTGTGCTAGTAATATTTATTGGCAAGTAGGGACAACAAGTTTAATTAATCCTTGCCCTTAAGATATGATAAATGTTACTTTTGTATATAATGGTACTATTAATGGGTATCCTTCTTGGATAGGATATGATGGAACAACTCTATTAACTATTCTTTGGACTGGGACTTATTGGGTAATGTATGGGTGGCCTTACGATGGAGAACCTAGAAATTATAACAATACCCTAAACCCAACAACGGGGTGGGCTTTATATGATAATACAACATTAACAGCAACATTTAATGTAGTGTTAGGGGCCTGTCCTATACCAACACCAACACCAACACCAACTGGTGTAACCGGATGCACTACTTGGAATTTAACAGCACCTACAGATCAACCATACGATATTTCATGGGTTGAATATTATGATTGTAGTTTAATTTTACAAACAAGAATAATTTTATATGGAGAAGATCCGATAGATTTCTGCGTAGACAACACACTTGGGATACTTAATAGTGTTATAAATAATGGGTCTGAGCTAACCAATACATTAGCACCATGCGGGTTAGTACCAACACCATCTCCAACTGTAACACCAGGTATAACTATAACTCCTACACCATCTATAACACCTTCTCAAATATGTAGTGCTCCGGTATTAAATAATGTTACTTTAGTTTCACGTCATTTAAGTGAATATACATTTGGTTTATTTTTTACTTCTTTACCTAATTGTAATGATGTTATTTATGAATATTCTTGCGACGGAATTAGTTGGACCTCATGCGGTTATGATGAATGCGCTGATGGGTTTGGATGCATATCACCTGTTCAAGTAACTATAGCTGATGTGTATGGTTGTGTTATTTGTAGTGGGAATTGGTATTTTAGAATTAAACAATGCTGTCCAAATAACTTACAAAGTAACTATTCAAATACAATAACATTTGTACCTGTATCAACATCACCATCTATAACACCTACAGTTACAAGAACTCCTAGCAGAACACCATCTGTTACGCCAACTATATCGATCACACCAACTAGAACTATTACTCCAACAACAACCCAAACCCCTACTCCATCCGTTACTCCTGGTTTATGTCGATTTTTAGATTCACTTAGTTGTAATGTAGAAAGAGGTAATTATGTTAGAATTCAATACACAAATTGTGCTGGGGCCCTAAAGATATTTAATGTTTATTTACCTACAGGTATAAATGTTGTTGATGTTAGTTCTTTAAATATTTGTATGAAGGTTGGAACTCCTTTAACTATAATAACTGGTGCTGCTCTTAGTATACAACCAATATTTGGAGATAGTTGTACTGTAGTTGCTTCACCATCTCCAACTCCAACACCCACTGTAACACCATCTAAAACACCATCAATAACACCATCAATAACACCAACACCTACTAGTCCATTAATACCTGTTAATTCTGTAGAGTGGTTTGGTGATGAATATGTTGCTTATAGCACAGGTGGTGGTGGTGGTGGTGAATATACAGTTGTATTAAATGGAACTGTTGAAATAATAGGAGATCCTGTTACTTTTAAAGCTTATGGATTTTGGTCGTTTTTAGGACCTAGTGACGGTTCTGTACTTACTAGTGTTTCTATAGGTGCACAAGGTAGATATGCTGAAGCAATCTTTCCAAATATACTTTCTGAATCTCCTCCACCCGACCTAATACTTCCAGCAAATACATATGTTTGGCAAGTAATAGTTAGATTCTTTGATGATGCAACTGAAGCTGGAGAAGGTGGTATATTATGGACGCAATAATCTGTAAAATTTAGCATATAACGCGCAAATTAACGCGTATTATATATAAAACAATACCCCATACACCTAATATTTTATCATTGTGTATTCCATGCGTCTTTCTTTAGAAATTTGCTTGGAATACTCATTTATCCTCGTATATTTATTGGTGTATTATAGACCCGTATGGGAAGTGGGCAAGCAATCTTGTAACCAATCATAATAAATTTTATCTATGCCAAGTTGGAAAAAAATCATAACGAGTGGCTCTGATGCCTCGTTAAATACTCTTACCGTTATAAACGGAATTACAGGTTCTTTATTTGGAACCGCTTCATGGGCTACAAATGCTTCAAAAGTAACAGTAAGTACCAATGCAGAAGCTGTTGCATTTAAAGTACCTTTCGCAGCTACAGCTGTTTCCACTACTGGAACTTATGACTTATATCAAGACTCTGAAACAACATTTACTTATAATCCAAGTACTAATACTTTAACTGTTCCAAATTTATCAGGTACAGCATCATTTGTTGTCTCTGCTTCAAGAGCAATATCAAGCTCATTTGCAACAAGTGCCTCTCAAGCTATAACAGCATCTTATGCTTTAAATGCAAACAGTGCTTCATTTGCCATTAGTGCTTCATATGCTACAAATGCATCTTCTTCTTTAAATGCTCAAGACATTTTAATATATGTTAAAAATGTAACTGGAGCTCAAATCGATAAAGGAAAAGTAGTAAGAATATCAGGAGCAACAGGTGACAATGCTTTAATAGCAACAGCCTCGTATGAAAGTGATGAAGTATCAGCTAATACATTAGGTATTACTAATCAAGATATTCCTAATGATAGTTTTGGATATATTATAACAGAAGGTACATTAATAGGAATAAACACAAATGCCTTTTCAGCGGGACAATTACTTTATTTAGGAGCAACTGGATCTATAATAGGAACAGCACCAGTAGCACCATTACATGCTGTAAGATTAGGACAAGTATTAAGAGTACAACTTAATAATGGTTCAATGTATGTTCGTATTGATAACGGATATGAATTAGGAGAGTTACATGATGTAGTGGATACTACTACGACTTCATCATATGGGGATTTACTTGTTAAAAGTGGTAGTGTTTGGATTAATTCTAAACAATTAACTGGATCTTATGGATTAACAGGTTCTCTAGCCCAAGGGCGTGATACAACAGCATCAGCACCATATTCACATGCAGAAGGAAACCTTACAATAGCAATAGGAGATTACTCACATGCAGAAGGATATGCCACAACAACAATCCAGTCCTATTCACATGCAGAAGGAAGATACACAACATCATCAGGACTATTCTCACACGCTGAAGGAGAATTTGCAAACTCAATAGGAGAGTATTCTCACGCTGAAGGAGGAGGTACTCTAGCACAAGGAGATGGTTCACATGCAGAAGGAGGCTTTACAGTAGCAGGAGGAAACTACTCACATGCAGAAGGAAACCTTACAATAGCATCAGGAGAAGCTTCACATGCAGAAGGGCAATATACAACATCATCAGGATTTTGGTCACATGCAGAAGGTTATAACACATGGGCATCAGGAAGCTGGTCACATGCAGAAGGTTATAACGCATGGGCATTAGGAGAATATTCACATGCAGAAGGAGTAGGTGCTGTAGCATCAGGAGAAACTTCACATGCCGAAGGTGATACTACTCAAGCATTAGGACAAGCTTCACATGCCGAAGGAGGAGGTACAGTAGCATTTGGACAAAAGTCACATACAGAAGGAGGTCTAACAAGAGCAATAGGAAACTACTCACATGCAGAAGGATACTATACAACATCATCAGGAGAGTTCTCACACGCTGAAGGCTCAGGCTCTATATCATCAGGAGATTATTCACATGCTGAAGGAGTCAATACAATAGCAATAGGAGATTACTCACATGCAGAAGGACAGAATACACTAGCATCCGGTTCCTACTCCCATGCAGAAGGATACTATACAACATCATCAGGAGATCATTCACACGCAGAAGGACAGAATACAATAGCATCGGGATTTTGGTCACATGCTGAAGGAACATTCACAATCTCACAAGGAACATATTCCCATGCCGAAGGAGAGAGCACAGTATCATCAGGAGTATCCTCACATGCAGAAGGCGTTGCTACACGTTCATCAGGAGATAATTCACATGCCGAAGGATACTACACAACAGCATCAGGAGTAGGATCACATGCTGAAGGACGTAATACACTAGCATCAGGAGAATATTCACATGCAGAAGGAAACATTACAAGAGCAATAGGAGATTACTCACATGCAGAAGGACAGAATACACATGCATTAGGATTAGCTTCACATGCTGAAGGATCATCTACATCGGCATCAGGAAACTGGTCACATGCCGAAGGAGGCTTTGCAATCTCATCAGGAGAGTTCTCACACGCAGAAGGCTCGACTACACTAGCATCAGGGCAGTATTCACATGCAGAAGGATACCTAACGATAGCATTAGGAAACTTCTCACATGCAGAAGGACGTAATACACGAGCAGTAGGACTGTACTCACATGCTGAAGGAAGATTCACAACAGCATCAGGAGATTTTTCACATGCAGAAGGCTATGATACAATAGCATCAGGAGATTATTCACACGCTGAAGGCTCAGGTTCTACAGCATCCGGAAACTTCTCACACGCAGAAGGTAGACTTACAACAGCACAAGGATTACACTCACATTCTGAAGGTAATTCTTCTGTAGCACAAGGAAACTGGTCACATGCTGAAGGAGATACTACACGAGCAGTAGGACAGTATTCACATGCCGAAGGTGATACCACAAGAGCGATAGGAACTAATTCACATGCCGAAGGATTTTTTACAACATCATCAGGAGAAGGTTCACATGCCGAAGGTGATACTACAGTAGCATTAGCAAACTACTCACATGCTGAAGGTAGACGAACATTAGCATCAAGAGTTTTTTCACATGCAGAGGGAGAGTTTACACTAACATTAGGAACAGGCTCACATGCTGAAGGAAGACTTACAACAGCTTCAGGAAATTATTCACATACAGAAGGAGATAAGACATTTGCTGGAGGACTGTACTCACATGCTGAAGGAAGACTTACAACAGCATCAGGAGACTATGCACACGCAGAGGGTGATAATACTCAAGCACAAGGAAACTATTCACATACAGAAGGGAGGAACACAATTGCATCAGGAGGTATTTCTCATGCTGAAGGACTTAACACCTTAGCATTAGGATTAGGATCACATGCTGAAGGATGGGAAACAGTAACATCAGGTACATATCAACACGTACAGGGTCAATATAACCTATCTTCATCCATACAATCTGCATTTATTCATGGGAATGGAACCTCAGATGCAGCTAGAAGCAATTTAATCTTTGCATCAGGAAATACGGTTCAAGTAACAGGATCATTAAGAGTAACTCAAGGTATAACAGGTTCTTTATTTGGAACTGCTTCATGGGCGGTAAGTGCTTCTTGGGCACCAGCCACAACAACTGCAGCTACAGCTTCTTTTGTAACAGCTTCAAATGTATATGGACCTAACGGTTCAAATAGTATATTATCTGCTTCATTTGCAATAAGTGCTTCAAATGCAGTTAATGTTTCAAGTATTGCAAATAATGTTTCAAACAACACAGACAATTACATTCTTACAGCAACAGGCGGTGGTGATATAAACGGTGAATCTAATTTAACGTTTGATGGTAGTAGTCTGTTAGCAGAGACAGTAAGTGTTGTTGCTGGGAAGTTAAGTAGTTTAACTGCTGATTACCAAATAATAGATGGAGTTAGTTCAATACTTACTAATCTTAATGATTGGGATGCAAATTATGCTACTGGTGAAATTCTAAGCGAAGAAATCTCAAATGTAACATTGGCTGCAGGAGAAATTGTAGCAATGCAATCAAACAGGAAATGGTCATTAGCTGATGCATCATCTGCAGATGCTAAATCAACACATTTACTGGGTATTACACTAACCTCTACTAGTGGTGCAGATGAAGCAATAAACGTACTACTAAATGGTTTTGTTTCTTCAGCAAATGTAAGCGACCCTGCCAATGTAGCAGAAGGTGCGCCACTATATCTATCAGTAAATGCAGGAAAAATAACTGAGAACCCACCAACAGGTACAGGAGAAGTGGTAAGAGTAATAGGCCATACATTTTGGAATGAAACAAATCAACCAAACGGAGTTGTCATAATAAGATTTAACCCAGACAATACTTGGATAGAACTATAAAATAAAAAAAAATGACAACAACTTGGCAAATCTTTGATACAACATATCAAACAGCAGATGGATTAATTATAGCAGTACACTACGGGTGCACAGTGCAATTGGAAAACTATATTGATAGGACAATTGGGTATTTAGAATTAACAGGAGATCCTTCTGTAGAGGGATTTATACCTTATTCTGAATTAACACATGAAAATGTGTTAGGATGGATTAAATCTTCTTTAGGAGAAGAAGAAGTAACTACCATAGAAAATACTCTTCAAGATAATGTTGCCGCTCAAAAAGTAGCAAAAGACTCTCAAACAATAAAACAAGGTCTTCCCTGGAGAAAATAATATTTATACTAAAACACAAAAATGGCTGATATTCCTGTATATGATGGTACCTCTCAATTTTTCCCAGGCGATACGCCTTTTGGATTCTATGATTACCAATATGATTTTCAAACCGATGCAGATAGCGTTGTAGTATTTGTTACTAGACGTTTAGGATGGCCTATTGAGGTGGTTGAACTTCAACCTATTCAAATTTATACTGCTTTTGAAGAAGCTGTAACTGTATATGGAAATGAAGTATATCAATTCCAAGTACAGGAAAATATGCTTTCAATGGAAGGAAATTCAACAGGTTCGGGTCCATTTAATCAATTGTTAATGACACCTTCATTAGGAGGTGCTGTTAGAATAGCAGAAAACTATGGAACTGAAGCCGGAGTAGGAGGTAATGTCACTTATTATAGTGGAGCCCTACAAACAATACCCTATATTCAATCATACGACATGAATTTATGGGCACAACAATCTGCTTCTATAGGACCAAATGATTATATTGAAATTAAACGAGTATTTTTTGAAGCACCACCTGCTGCAGTAAGATATTTTGATCCTTACGTTGGTATTGGATATAGTTATGAAGGTTTATTAAACAGCTTTGGATTTGGAGCATATTCGCCTGCTATTACATTTTTATTAATGCCTTTATTCTTTGATTTACAAAGAATCCAAGCAATTAAATTAAATGACCAGATTAGAAGAGCACAATTTTCATTCGAAATACAAAACAATCAATTAAAACTCTTCCCAGTACCACCAGCAAAATATAATGTTTGGATAGAATACGTTAAAGGGTCTGAAAGAGATAGCGTAGTTGGTGGAAGAAATGCGAGTGGTTCTGCGGCAACTAATTTGATTACTAATCCTTCTAATGTACCTTACATTAATCCTAATTACAATTACATTAATTCTATAGGTAGAATGTGGATTTACCAATATACTTTAGCATTATGTAGAGAAATTTTAGGATATGTTAGAGGAAAATATAGCACTGTGCCTATTCCTGGTTCAGAAGTAACATTAAATCAACAAGATTTATTAACTGATGCTAGGTCAACTAAAGAAGCACTATTAACTCAATTAAGAGATATGCTAGAAAAAACAGGACGTCAAGCTCAATTAGAAAAATTAGCAGCTAACTCTGACAACTTAAATAAAACATTAAACGACGTTCCAATGGGACTTTATATATTTTAATATGGGATACTTAGAACAATTATTAACCGAAGGAGCATTTGAAACCTATTTCGTTCAAATCATTTTAAAAATGAAGAATGAGGTTAACTTTACTGAAATATATAACCAAATTCGTGGTATTAAGAATGTTATTGTTGTTAAAGTAATTGATAATGATCAACTCCAAGCAGCTTCATCTGATTTGTATAATTATTCTCTGTTAGAAATGAAATATATTTCTCAAGGAAATTCTATTGAAACCATAAAGGGTATCAAATCTGAAGCACTAAAAATCCCAGGATTAGTAAAATTTGAGGTTAGAACAAAAACAATATTAAAAATTAGAAATTACTAATTATGGCTTTATATGGTAGTTCTCGAGATATATCTTTTTTCCATGTTATCAATGCTGAGTTGTTACACAACATTATTGAACAAAACGTGGGATACTATCAAATATCCTTAGATGAAACAACAACTAACGTTTATGGTGAAGCTGAAGGTGGAACCAAAATGTATTTTCCTCCTGTATTAATAGTTTGTTTGATTGATAGAGGAGATTATGAAGGAGATTATGATAATCAAATAGGACCTGATTTTACTAGAAATTTTAAATTTAGATTTTTACGTAAAGACTTAGTACTACAAAACATTATACCTCAAATCGGAGATATTGTATTATGGAATAATGATTATTACGAAATAAATTTAGTTAATGAAAATCAAGATATAGTTGGTAAAGTACCTGAATATAATTACAATGGTGCTTATTTAGATAATTTTGGAGCAAGTTTTTCCATCATTGTTAATGCTCATTACGTATCACCAGAATCATTAGGATTAACCCAATCTAGATAATGTCAAGACAACTCCCAATATTACCAAATACACCAGCTAGACGAGTAAATGAGCAGATTGAACCTTATATTTCACCTGCTGATGTGCCTACTTTACCTGAAGATAGAATAACTCGTGCAAACCAAATATCTGTTGATATTGAAAATGACATCACACCACTTTCAATTGGTTTACAAGATATTGATGAGGCTGTATTTTTTTACTTTAACAATATTATTAAACCTGTAGTAGTACAAAATGGAAACCAAATATCTGTACCTGTTGCTTATGCGTCCGCTGAAAGATGGGTATCAGTCCAAAAAGATGGATATTTTAGAGATAAAAATGGGAAAGCAATGTACCCATATATTATTGTAAGAAGAACAGGGTTTGAAAAAAATAGAACATTAGCAAATAAATTAGATGGTAATAATGTAAATAATTTTGCTGTTGCTCAAGGACGATATAATTCAAAAAATCAATATACTAATTTTGATATTTTAAATAATTACTTACCATCCGAAAAATTCTACCTAACCCCTGTACCAGATTACATCAATGTAACGTATGATTGTGTTATTATTACTAATTTTATACAGGAAAATAATAAAATAGTTGAAGCTATTGAATTTGCTTCAGATTCATATTGGGGTAATAAAAATCGTTATCAATTTAGAACATATATTGATAGATTTGATTCTACTAATGAATATGGTATTAGTGATCAACGTGTAGCTAAAACAAATTTAAGTATAACATTGTACGGGTATATTATACCTGAAACAATCAATAGGGATTTAGCCACTAATGGGCAACGCCAATTTTTTTCTAAATCAGTTGTTTCTATTACTGGAGAAACCGTAGTAAATGCTAATGGACCTGTAGGAGCATCGGCTAATCCGGGAACTGGTAGACCACTACCAAGCCCAACCCCTAGCCCATCAATTACCCCAAGCATATCAGCTACACCGGGCCTAACACCAAGTATATCAGCCACACCAAGTGTAACACCATCTATATCAGTTACACCAAGTATAACACCAAGCATAACAATTACACCAAGCATAAGCATAACACCATCTATTACACCATCTATTACACCATCATCAGCACCAGTTTATGGAGGTAGTATAGATTTTGGTAATGAATATGGTAGATATGCTATTACTGATGTAGCTAGTACAGATTATTCATTAGGATATAATGATTTTACAATTGAGTGGTTTCAAAAATTAAGCACATTCAGTTCAGCTAACGGAGCAATAATTCCCTTCTCTATTTATAATTCAAATACAGATTATTTACACTTTAGTATGGCTGATTATAACTCTAATATATTATTTAATTTAACATTAGTTGTAAGTTACTCTGGAATTGGTTATTCATTTGTTACTTCTGTACCAACAACAACATTACTAGATTGGACTCATATAGCTATATCTAGAACATCAACAACATTTAATATATATGTTAATGGTGTTTTATCAAATCCTGGAAATAGTATAGGAAGTGTAGATTTCGCTCCACTATTATCTAAATTATCTCTTGGAAATATCGGAGAATATTTCCCATTAAGCTATAGATTCCCAGGAAAAATAACTAACTTTAATTTTGTTAATGGGACCGCATTATATACTGCTGACTTTACTCCACCAACATCACCAATAACACCATCAACTAATACTAAATTATTATTATTAGCTACGGACAATGCTGGGTTATTGACGGATTCAAGTGGACTAAATATAACTGTAAATAATATTAGTGGATTAACTTGGAGTTCTGATAATCCTTTCTAAAAACATTTGGATATCTCAAATATATTTATTATAATGAAACATAACTAATAAATGAATAATGTTTAAAAAATTTAAAGAAATATCATCAGCTTGGATAACAGCAGCTAACCCAACACCAGAAGAAAAAAAATTAGCAGAAAATAGAGCTGCTATATGTAATGGGTGTGAGTTTCGTAAAAAAAATACAGCAGTAATAGATTTTTACTACTGTAGTTTATGTGGGTGTCCACTAGACAAAAAAATATTCTCACCAATAGATTTAAAAACAAACCCTTGCCCAGAAAACAAATGGGATAAATAAATAATTAATTAAAAACCAACGTTATGTTAAAAGGAAACGCAGAAACACAAACACAATCATTAGATCAATTAACAGTAGAAGAATTAGCAGAATTTAAAAGTGTCCATGAAGGATATCAAAAAGCATTATTTGATTTAGGAATAGTAGTTCTTAATCTTGAAGAAGCTAAGAAAAAAATAGACGAATTAAATGGAAATAGAATCGATTTAATCAACTATATTCAAGAAATTAATGAAAAACGTCTAGTATTAACCGCTAAATTAGGCGAAAAATATGGAGATAGACAAGTTGATCTAGAAACAGGTGAACTTAAATAAACCTATTTTAGGTTTGTAAGGGTTTTAGAATATTTATCATTAGAACAACCCTAATACAATTTAAAATAACAACATAAAATGGCAGAAGCAATTATCTCTCCTGGTGTATACACCAATGAAAACGACCAGAGCGCAGTAACACAAGGCCCTATTGAAGCTGGTGCAGCTATCATTGGACCAACGGTTAACGGTATTCCTTATGTTCCAACATTAGTCACTTCATATAGTGAGTATATTGCGAAATTTGGAACTACTTTTAGCAATGGAGCAAGTGGCTCTATGGAATATTTTACCTCATTAACAGCTAAAAATTATTTCGATAATGGAGGTACAACTCTATTAGTAACAAGAATCACACACCAAGGAACAGGCTCAGCATTAGAATCATTCTCGTCTGCAAGTATTCCTTTAGTAGGATTAAATGCAACCTCTTCTATGAGTGTAGCAGGGCTTCACGTAAATGACCCAGGTAATAACACTATATTCTTCTTATTAACAGGTTCGGCTGCGGGTACATCAACAACTGCATCGTATGGTAAATTTGTTATGACAGGTAGTAGCACTTTAGTAGATGCTGCTCCAATATATTTTGTTACAACAGGATCAACAGCTACAGCTACAGCAACTAATATTACTGATAAAATTAATTCATTACAATCTACATTTAGAATTGCTGCAACGTCATCTATAACTGATTTAGCAGTAACAGCTAGTGTATATGAAAATGAATCATTAGGAAATTCATTTAGAATATTGTCATCAAGTATTACTAACAACTTTGCTGGTGGTTTAACAGGAACCCAATGTTTTGAAGTTGAAACATTAGCTTGGGGTGCTCAAATGAACAACTCAGGTTCAATATTATCTTCAGGAGCTTTAGTAAGCGGTAGCGCTACTAATGTTCGTTGGCAGGTTCAAAACGTAAATACTACACAAGGTACATTTACCTTAGTTGTAAGAAGCGGTAACGATAACGATGCTCAACCAAACGTTCTTGAAACATGGACTAACTTATCATTAGATGTTGACCAACCAAATTACATAGCTAGAGTAATAGGTAATACAAAACCAGTTTATACTTATTCTGTAACAGACGGTCAAGGATACATTGATTATAGTGGAGATTTTCCAAATGCATCAAGATACATCAGAATTGCAACAGTAACACAAGCTCAATTTGGTACATTCGATAATAACGGATTATACCAATCAGCACTATTTAGTGGAAGTCTACCAGCAAATGGAGATGGAGGCTTAGCAGGTGCATTTAATGGTGGATTAATAGATACTACATTACCAAGATTCATGTATGAAAATATTATTTCAGGTGTAACAAATGCTCAAGGATTTACAACAGAAGATTACTTCCCAGCAATTAATTTACTAAATAACTCAGACGAATATATATTTAACATATTAATGACTCCTGGTTTATTCTTAGCCGGTGGAAATTCAAATATTAATATTGGTGCTAACGGCGCTGATCCAATAGCTTTATGTGAAGGAAGAGCAGATGCTTTAGCAGTAATTGACCCTGTTCCTTATGGTGGTACAGTTACAAGTGCTAAAACAGCAGCAAATGCTTCAAATTCTAGCTATGGTGCTACATACTGGCCATGGTGCCAAATATTCAGCTCCGCAATGGGTAGATTAGTATGGGTTCCAGCTTCAGTATTAATGGGTGGTGTATTTGCCTTTACAGATCAAGTAGCAGCTCCATGGTTTGCTCCAGCAGGTATTACTAGAGGTGGTATTCCAAATGTAGTAAAAGTTGAAAGAAAATTATCATTAAGCGATAGAAACAATTTATATTTAGATAATGTAAACCCATTAGCTACATTCCCTGGAAATGGTGTTGTAGTATTTGGACAGAAAACATTACAACAAAAAGCAACTGCTTTAGATAGAGTAAATGTTAGAAGATTATTAATTGCCTTAAAAGGATATATTAGTGGTGTATCTCGTTCATTAGTATTTGAACAAAATACAGCGGTTACAAGAAACAAATTCTTAAACCAAGTAAACCCATACTTAGACTCAGTAGTACAAAGACAAGGTTTATACGCGTTTAAAGTAATTATGGATGAATCAAATAACACACCAAGTGTTGTAGATAGAAACCAATTAGTAGGTCAAATTTACATCCAACCAACTAAAACTGCTGAATTCGTAATATTAGATTTCACAATTTTACCAACTGGTGTATCATTCCCATAAGAAGTAATATTTATAATAAACAATTAATAAATACAACATAACATGCCTATATTAAACGCAAACGAAATTATGTTTACTCAATATGAACCTAAAGTACCAAATAGGTTTATAATGTATGTAAATGGTATTCCATCATATATCATTAAAGGTGTTAGTGCCGTAAATTTCGATGATGGAGAAATTATACTAGATCACATCAACACCTATAGAAAAATCCGTAGTGGAAAAAGACTATGGGGTGATATGACATTCACATTATTTGATCCAATTGCTCCATCAGGTGCTCAAGTAGTAATGGAATGGGCTCGTTTAGCATATGAATCAATCACTGGTAGAGCTGGTTACTCAGATTTCTATAAAAAAGACATTACATTTAATGTTTTAGGTCCAGTTGGTGATGTAGTATCAGAATGGGTTGTTAAAGGTGCTTTTATCAAAACAGCAAACTTTGACGATTACGATTGGTCGACATATACAGAAGCAGTTAATCTTACTATGACAATTGGTATGGATTATTGCATCTTAAATTACTAACATGAATCAAATTCTTAAACAACTAATTCAAGAATGTATTTCTGAAGCACTTGACGGAAACGTAGGTTCTGACGGAAATGTAGATCAACATAGAAATAGTGTTGATAACATGCAACGTGGTTTTGCCTATATGCTTGGTGAATTAGATGTATTAAAAGATTATAGTAAATTAACAGATAGAGAGAAATCTGAGTTTGTCTCAGGAATAAAAGGGTATATAGATCGCTATTTCTCAGATAGAACAGATGCTCCTAGAAATTAAATAAAAAACCCGATAGAAATATCGGGTTTCTTTTACAAAAAACATAGTTTCATTATATTTATATATATAAAATTAAAATAAGTTTATGACAGATTTAAAAATTCCAACGGAAACGGTTACATTACCATCAAAAGGTCTTGTTTACCCTGAAACATCGTTGTTAGCTAAGGGAGAAATCGAAATGCGCTACATGAGTGCACGAGATGAAGATATCTTAACTAACATTAACTTCATTAAGCAGGGAACTGCTATTGATAAATTACTAAAATCACTTATAGTAACACCAATTGATATTGATGAGTTGGTTACAGGTGATAAAAACGCAGTTTTATTTGCTGCTCGTATCTTGGGATATGGTAAAGAATATTCATTCAAATTTAGAAACGAATCAACAGGTAACGATGATGAATATTCCTTAGATTTAACTACATTAGATGAAAAACCTTTAGACGAAAATATATTCGAAAAAGGTAAAAACGAATTTGAATTTCAATTACCTAAATCAAATAATACCGTAACATTTAAGTTACTAACAGGCAAAGACGATAAAGCAATTGACGCAGAACTTAAAGGACTTCAAAAAATTGACCCAAATGGCTCATTCGAGAATACTACGCGTTTAAAGCGCATGATAATCGCAGTTAACGGCAAGACTGACCTAGTATCGATTGTAGATTTCGTAGATAATTACTTACTAGCACCAGATTCACGAGCATTAAAAAAATATTATAACGAGATATCCCCAGATATTGAAACTACAATAACTTTAAACAAAGATGGCTACGTTCAGGAGGGCGTAACTATCCCTATTGGGATTAGCTTTTTTTGGCCTGACGCCTAAATATCGAGAATATCTATTTTCTAGAATACATGAAATTGTATTTTACGGAAATGGAGGATACGATTGGAATACAGTTTACAATTTGCCTATTTCGCATCGTGATTTTATATATCATAAAATTAGAGAACATTTTGAAAAACAAAATGCTGATGCTGAAAAACAACAAAAATCTATGAAATCAGCTTCATCAACAACTGTCAAACCTCCAATGAACCCAACCTACACAGCAAAAGCCCCACGAAAGTAGGGCTTTTCATATTTATCTATATAATACACTACTATGGCTAACAATCCTAACGATCCAGATTTTCAAAAAAATAATGAAGAACTAAATAGATTTAATGATTCCTTAAAAGAATCTATAGATTTATCGAGATCTTTGTCTAGAAATATTAAATCTGTTACGGATGAGCTTAAACTTTCTAAAGGAGCTAATAGTGAACTTTATAATGATTTAGGTAGATATAATGATGCTTTATCTAAAACCATTGGTTTATCTAAAAAATTAACTGATGGACGATTAAAAGTAAAAGATGTAGAAAAATCTATTGCTAATATTGGGCAGACTTATGCCGATTATATGGCTCGAAACAATAAGTCATTTGAAGCAAGAGGTAGATTTACTTTAAGACAAAAAGACCTTCAAGAAGAACTTCTTAAATTAGAAGATAAAGAAATTAATAGAAGACTTAGAATTGGAGAAGCTGATGCTAAAATTGATGATTTACGACAACAACTAGCTGCTACTGAAGTCGCCCGCAGAAACACTAGAGAAACTGCTGATAGAGCCCTACAAACTCAAGCGATTCGAGATATTAAAGCAAAAATTAAATATCAAGAAGATAATATAAAGATTTTAGAAAAAGATCAAAATCAAGAAGCAAAAATTACTGCTCAAAAACAACAAACTTTAGATAAAGTTGAAGATATAATAAAATCTCATAAAGGACTCCAAAAACAATATGAAGATGAAATAAAAAAACATGAAATTCTTCTTAAACTAGCAAAAGAACAAGATACAGTAACTAATAGAATAAGTAACACATATAAAGACATATCAAAATTACTTAGCCCATTTACTGCAATATTTGCGTTTATTAAACAAATGGCGTTTGCCATATCTGATCAAACAGTAAAAATACAAAGAGGTTTAGTTAAAACTTATGATGAAGCACTTGTTATAAGACAAGAATTTAATGCTATTGCTGTTGCTTCTGGAGATATAGCAGTTACTACTGGAAGAATGGTTGCTGCTAATGCTGAGTTAGGAAAGCAATTAGGATACAACACCCAGTTTAGTGAAGACATGAACACTGAGTTCATTAAGTTAACTAAAACACTTGGAATTAGTAATGAATCTGCTGGAGGATTAGCAAAACTTACTAAGATATCTGGACAAGAATTTAAAGATGTTAAAAACATCATTTATCAAACTACCCAACAACTCTCAGTTCAAAATGGACTTCAACAAGATCAAGTAGAAGTTATGGATGAAGTTGGTAAAATATCTGGTCAAACATTAGCAATGTTTAAAGGTAATGTACCTGCCCTAACAGAAGCTGTTGTTCAAGCTAGATTATTAGGTACTACTTTAGAAAGCGCTAAAAAATCCGCATCTGCTTTACTTGATTTTGAATCATCTATTGAAAATGAATTACAAGCCGAATTAATTACAGGAAGACAATTTAATTTAGAACGTGCTCGTGCTGCTGCTTTAACTGGAGATTTAACAACAGAAATGAAAGAGTTAGCAAATCAAGGAATTGATTTTAATAACTACTCTAACATGAACGTTATTGCTCAACAGAAGATAGCGGATATGATGGGTAAAACTACAGATGAACTTACCGATCAGCTATTAAAACAACAATATTTGGGCATGTCACATGAACAAATTGTTTCTATGAGTGGTGAGGAAGTAGCTAAAAAAGTAGAAGCATTAAATGCTCAAGAACAATTTAATCTTGCTATGGAAAAAATGCAGGATATTGTTACAAGCTTAGTAGGAGGTCCTTTAGGACAGTTAGTTGAAGCAATGGCTAGTGCACTTTCAAGTGCTGGAGGTTTATATGGTATGATGTTAGCTATTGCTGGGGTATCACTAGGGAAAACACTAGCAACTTTAGCAACCTTAGCAATTGAATTAGAATTATCAGCTGCTGGCGCTATTGCTACTGCTTCTGCTATATCTTTTGGTCTTGCTGCTGTTGGTATAGTAGCGGGAATTGCTGCTATGATGGGGGCATTTGACGATGCTAAAACTGATGCCACTCAACCTACATCTGCTGGAGATATGTATTCTGCTAAAGGTAAAACTATAATATCACCTAAAGAAGGTGGTTTATTTTCATTAAGCGATAATGATGAATTTGCTGCTGCTCCAGGATTAGGAGATATGATTAATAGACCAAAACAACAAACCGCGGTTGTTCAAGATAATTCTGCCTTATTAAATGAATTAAAAGATTTAAACAAAAACACATTAATTACTAATCAACTTGTACAGCAAAGCAATAATAAAAAATCTGACATATATATGGGACCAGATAAAGTAGGGACCTCATTGCTTAAAAGTAATTATAGCTTAGCTTAATTTAATATTTATAATAAACATTAAAACATAAATAATATGCCAACATCATTAGTAACCTTACTACAAAATCCAACATCGTACACTAATGCAGTACCTAAATGGAATGGAGGGGCAGTACCACCAACGTTTCAACCAAACGTTAACCCAAATCCTCCAGGGTCTCGCCATGATCAATATTCAGTAAATGGAAACCCACCTATTCAAGTAATAGCAGGTGGATTTGTACCATTTATACCAACACCATCACGTTTAGAAGAAGCCGATCCGTTAAATACGGCACCCTACAGAAACGCACCTGGACTTAAATACGTAGATTTCCCACACCCTTAATACTTAATAATGGGTATATTCCAACAGGCTTCATTAACAAATCTAAGGAATTTAAGATACGGACGTGATACAATAGGTGGTGGTGATAGTGGAGCTCCATATATTACTACTGCTATTCCACCTGCTTTAGACCAACAAGCCGATCCTAACGACGCTGTAGGAATTGACGGTGGTTTAATTAGAGGAGGTTTTACAGGAGCAACAAATGCTTCTCAAAAAGATTTCATTCGTATTGGTAAATTCTTAAAAGATGCACCACAAGGTCCATTGTTTGTAATCAAACAAGTTGGACTACAGTTGTCTAATCCACAGTTGGAAGCACCTCTAGGCGCTGGAGCTATATTAAATAATGTATTACAAGGAAACTTTAGTACACTTTTTGGAGGTGGTGATAATTTTAACGCTAATATAGGGAATACTCGTATCTATAATGGTGGTATTAATACATTACTTCAAGTTCCACTTAATGCTTTTGGAGGTCATATAACAAGACATGGTTTGTTGCCGATTCAATCCGATGATGCCAAATATGAAAATGTTGCCTTTAATAACAATCAAGAAGATCAAGGAGCTAACAATAGATTAGTTAGATTAAAAGCTAAATTAGTAAAAAACCCGGATGCCAATATAGCTTCATACATTAGTGGTCCTGGTTCTATTGATGGTATAGGAATTACTACTATCCCATATATTTACAAAACATTAAGTAATCCTCAATATCTACCTTTAACTAAACCTCTTGAAATTTCACAAGATGGTTTTACTAACAACGCTGTAGATGAGAATGAAGATTATTTATATGTACGCCCTGCTTTAAATCCAAACTATTATAATGCTCAAGGAGTATCATTACAATACTTATACAATTCTGAAGCTTTAATAGAATATAGTAATAATATTCTTCCTCCTTCTGAAGATCTAACAAATACTCTAGCTCAAAGTAATCAAATTGATCAAAATGCTATTAATTACGGGGCTGCCAAAACATACTCAATATTACAAAGTGCTATTGATAGACAGACAAATAAAAATCAAATAGGAACAACATATTTTGAAAAAAATATAGGTACCACAGTTGGAGTAAGTCAAATTAATAAGGCTAATCAAGCTAGTACACCTATTCGCTTTAATATAACTGGGAGATCTAAATATAAAAATTTAGATTTAAAAACATTTAATATAGATTCTCGCTTGGGTTTAAGCCAAGCTGATGGTTATAAAGATGAGGTTAATTTAACCCCACTATACTATGCTTCAGACGCTCCGGGCTCATCATATATTAAAATACCAGGAAACGCAAGACCTACTAGAGTAAGAGATTTAATCAAATTTAGAATTGAAGCAGTCGATAACGACTCTCCAACAAATAGTGTCTGGATGATCTTTCGTTCGTACCTTAAGGATATTACAGATAGTCCAAATCCGTCTTGGGGTACAGTTAATTATATAGGACGTGGAGAACCTTTTTATATTTACAAAGGATTTGAACGAAATATTTCATTTACTCTTCAAGTAGCGGCAATGTCTGAGGAAGAATTAAGACCAATGTGGCAAAAATTAAATTATCTATATTCAAATACAATGCCTGATTATAGTAATAATATAATGAGAGCCCCATATATGCGATTAACATTAGGTGATTATATGTTCAGACAACCAGGAATAATTAAAAATTTAACATATTCTATAGGTAACGATTCACCTTGGGAGATAGCAATTGATGAACCAGAAAGTGGTGGAGATTTATATGAATTACCACACGTAATGACTATAACAATGACATTTGCTCCGGTACATGACTTCGTTCCTCGCAAATTTCCAACAATTTTAAATACAGTACCAGGTTCAGACGGAAAACCAGTAGCAGATTGGAAAAATCTACCAGCATTTATGGGTGATAGACAAAGTAATCAAAATAAATGGTTAACAGATATATTTGGAAGTGATAATAAAATACCAGTGGGAGAAAATTCACCAGGAGTCCGCCCTGTATCAGTATTACCTACGCCTCAATTAGCCCCCGTAACGGGAGGTGCAACTATAAACGATATTGTTGCTCCCCTTAATATACCACAATAATGATATACAATAACGCAGACATATTAACAACAACTATTGATTCCCCATTCGGTGCGGGAAAACAATACTATAAAGCTAAACAATTTCCTATCATACCACCAACGGCTAATGATTTATATGTTGTTACTGTAGAAGGGGATAGATTAGATTTATTAGCTTATACTTACTATCAAGATGCTTCATTATGGTGGGTTATATCTGCTATAAATAATAATTGCACATTAGGATCTATGTTTCCTGTGCCTGGAACACAATTACGCATACCTACGGATATAAATAATGTTTTAACTATATTCGGAAATATTAATTAAATAAAATGTTATGTCAATATTTAGAGAAACCTTCCCTACATTTATTCAAAACGAATTAAAACGAAGACAAGATGGGATGGCTGCTAGAACTCCCGCTTTTCTCCACCAATTAAATTCTCGCTCAGCTTGGGTAAGAATGACTTCAGGAGTTAATACTAGAGATAGTAAAGGGGGTATAACCAATGAACTAGCAAAAAACTATGTTTTACAAGGTGGAACCTTAAATCATTCTACAAAAGAAACTAAAGATGGTATTGTAGATGTTTTTACTCAAAAAAATGGTTTAGGAAATGCATCAAATGCCTATAGTAACAGATCTCAAGGAGGCAATTTAAACAGAACTGGTATTAGACCTATGCCGGGTATTACTAATGTAGCTATACAATCAAAGGGAGCATACGGTTCACTTCAAGAAGCAACAGTAACATTTAATTGTTGGGATATTAAACAATTAGAAGAATTAGAACTTCTTTATATGCGTCCGGGATATACTGTACTTTTAGAATTTGGTTGGGATTTTGCTAAAATAAATGGTTATACTCCTAGCTATGATATATTAAATAAAAGCGATCTAAAATTAAATGATGCTTTTGCTCAAATTTATGAATTAATTGATCAAAGTGGAGGAACATACGATGCCTTATTAGGGTATGTTAAAAATTATAATTGGGCTGCTAGAGATGATGGTGGATACGATTGTACTACTTCTATTATATCACTAGGTGAAGTATTAGAATCACTTAAATGTAATTGGGTACCTGGAGAAACAATAGCATTTGATAGCTCTAACAAAGGAATACTTCAAATACCAGGAGCTCCTTCTAATATAAATGTTGTTCAATCTTATGAAAAAGGAATTATTCCCGGATTAATCCAAGAATTATGGAACTATGCTTATAGAAGATCAGACAGATTATCAACAACTATAACTGACAGATCAGGAGACTATTATTATCTTTATAGACAAGATATTAGAGAGAATAAGGGTGATAGAGGAGGATTAGTTAAAAACCTAGGACAAAACGATCCTAAAGCAGAAATATATATAACATTAGGTAGTTTTTGTGATTTACTTAGTACGTATGTGTTTACTAAAGGAGCTAGTAATCAACCACTTTCTGAGTTAGTAACTTATGAAACTGACTATAAATCTAAAAATTATATAAAATACGATAAGAAAAATAGCACTAACTCTCCTGAATCATTATTTAATCCTCAAAAACCAATTAATGCATATGCTAAATCTCTTAAATGTATAGCTAGTCCTTTAGCTCTATCAACTAATCTAGGAGTATGCTATGTTAGAAATGACAATTGGAATAACCTCTCAATTCAAGCACCTACATCACCTACACCACCTGCAAGAATAACACCTTCTAGAGATATCCAGAATGCCGTTTTTAATACCAATTTTTCTACATTAAAAAATTCTGTGCTGCCTGCAGTAGTTGAACGAATTGGTTCTAAAATGACTAGAACAGGAGATACAACATTAGGTTCTACATTTGGAGGTGGATTTGACCTTACAAATACAAAACAATATAAATATGATGGTAATTTAAAAGATGACATAACAACACTAGCTACGGATTTAGGAAATGCTTTAGTTGGATTTACATTTCCTAGTGGAGTTCCTGAACTTGAATTTTGGAATGGAACCCGATTTTCTTCCCCTAACACAAATCCTGGATCGGGTACTGTTAATCTTTTAGATTACTTTGGAAATGTTAATAAATTATATGATCAACTATTTCGCTATGATTATGATCCCGCCCCTCCAGGGAAACCAGATATATATGAACAAAATATTGTAGGATTTAATGAAGACCCGTTTGAAGATGGAGCTGTTTCAACTACTGATAAAACTCAAAAACAATGGTCTAAACAAGAAGTAATTGATCTTCTTAAAACATCTCTTTCTAGTATTCCTATACAAGGAGCATTACAACAAAGTCTTATAAATCAAATCCCTGTAGTAGCAGATCAAGTTGCTAACGCAGCTTCAAATGTATCATCTAAAAGTGCTTTACCTTTTTTAGAAGATAATAATGGTGATACAAAACAATTAGGATATATTTCAAATATATATGTTAATTTAAACTACTTATATGAACATGCAATTTCTAAAAATGTTGCTTCTAGTGATCCTCAAAATAAAAATACTATATCTATAAGGGATTATATTCAAGGAGTTATGAGAGATGTTCAAAATAGTTTAGGAAATATAAATAATTTTGATATTCAAGTAGATAATCGAAATGCTATAGGTAGAATTATTGATATTAATTTTACTGGAAGTACAAAAGAAAAATTATTTCTTCTTCAAATGCATAATCTTAATTCTGTAGTTAGAGATTATAAATTTTCATCTAAAATATTTCCTGAAATGGGTTCTATTATAGCTATATCTGCTCAAGATCCTGAAGGTATAGGAAAATTAGGATACGATAATGCTACTTTAGTTGCATGGAATGAAGGGATATCAGATAGATTAATACCTAAAAAGAATTTTAATTCAACTATAGAGTTAAAAAAAGATCCTAATAAACCTGATAGTCCTGCTACATTTCTTTTACCTTTTTTAACTAAGATATATAATTATTTTCAATATATAAATGGTTCTAGTACTTTAAATAGCACAAATGATAATTTTAATTATGCTTATGGTGGGTTAGATTTTGCTTATAGAGACTTTTTAGCTAGTTTAGATAGATTTGATCCACAAAACCGTTTTAGAACTATTATACCAACAGAATTAACTATTACTTTAGATGGTATTGGTGGTATAATTATAGGAAATTTATTTAAAATTAATCAAGACATTATACCTAAAGGATACAAAAACATAGGTAACCGAGAAATTGCATATATTGTAACTAGACTAGGACACCAACTCTCAGGAAATGACTGGACCACAGAATTAAGTGCTTATCCTGTTGTATTTGAAAATGCCACAGGAATAAAGGTTTGGAAACAATGGGATAATAACCAATATCCAGGAACAATTATTAAAGTAGGTAAAAATCGAATAAGGATACCAAATACAGCAGCCGCGGCCGCCAATGAATTAATAGTTTTTAATACTTTAAAAGCTGCAGGATGGAATAAGGTACAAGTAGCAGCTGCATTAGGTAATATATCAAAAGAAACAGGAGGTTCATTTGATCCAGGAGCAGTATGGGCTAAAGATCTTAATGGATATCCTTCTGTAGGCTTAATCCAATGGAATGGAAAAGGTGTAGGTAACACTACAGATCCAAATGGTGTTTTTGCTATAATTGGTACAACAGTAGAAGAACAAACAAATTATTTAATTAATAAATGGCCTAATACTGCTAGATTTTTAAAAGCAACTCCTAGTACGGTAACTCCTTATACAGCAGGATTTAATTTTGCTAAAATAGTAGAAGTATGTGCAGATTGCGGAAATTTAACAGACTACCAAAATAGCACAAGATTCCAAGCATATGAAAGAAGCACATTTGCTGAAAACTATTATAATAGATTTAATACATCTGGAGATTCTTTATACTGGCAATAATTTAATTAATTAATGAGACCAATACCTAAAAGCCGAATTCAAGAAAGTTTATATACCAATGGTACTGGTATAGGGCAAAATATTGCTTTACGTTACATAAGTGATAAAAAACCTTATCTAGGATCATATAACATAGTTAATGGTACTAAATATTCTACAGGAAAAACATTTGATAATAATTCTCAATCATTAGAAACTTATAATGTTTTATCAAAAAATACTGCTTCTATTTTATCTGCTGGGTCCGTTCCTACTTTAAAAGATTCATTATTAAATCCTAATGTTTCCTTGTCTTCTCCTCGTTATTTTTCTAAAGACTTAAGAACTTCAAATATTTTAATTAAAGAAATAGATAAAAACGCTTATAATCAACTAGCTGACCAATCTTCATCAAATTATCAAGTAATAATTTACGATCAAAACACTCAAACTTTAGAAGAAGTTAATAGTCAAATGCCTGGATTGACATCTTTCTTGGTTTCCTAAAAATTTATTCGTACATTTAGCGAATAAATAAATAAGGTTATGTTTTATATTATCGAGAAGGAATCTCAATTACCGTTTTTACCGCCTTTTGATAAATGTTTTGTTCATGTAATATCGAACAATTACAATTATCACCCTGCTATATCTGAAGTATCATTAGTTTATGTTAAACCATTTGATGATAAAGGATATATATTCTGTATTAAACATAACGAATCACTAAGTCTAAAATGGCAACCACTTAAAAAATTCCTGTCTGAAAAGGAATTATATGCTATTGATGCAAAACACACTAAATATTTTTTAAGTGGTAAAATAAACGATATAACATTAAACAGTATTGCTAAAGGCGCTAAATTAGAGCTAAGCAAATGTGAACCTGAAATTATGTTTGATTTTTATCGTAACCACGGTTCAATAAAGAATGTTAATGAATTAATTCCAATTTCTAAACATTATGAATATTGCGAATTACTTTACGAGTTAGTAAAACCATATATTGATAAAAATACTGATTATACAAATAAACAAATTGATGTGTTCTTTAAAATTGAAAAAGAAGGCATTAAATTAGATCGCGAATGCTTTATTAAATACCATGAAAACCATCCTACGCCGCATTTTTCAATCAAACAAGGACGAGCTTATACTAATTATAATTTATATACTCTTACTGGTCGCCCTTCTAATTCCTTCAATAATATAAATTATGCTGCTCTAAATAAAGAAAACGGGGAGAGAGAATGCTTTGTTCCTGGCAATGACTTATTTATGGAGTTTGATTTTAATGGTTATCACCCTCGTTTATTAGGTGATATAGTAGGATACAAATTTGATTACGATACTAGTGTATATGTTCAAATTGCCCAAATATTAAACGAATCCGATATATCTAAAGTAAAAGAAATTACATTTCAAAATTTATACGGAGGGATACGAAAAGAATTTAAAAACAAGCCATTCTTCAAGGAAGTAGACATGTTTACAGATAGTTTATGGGATGAAATCCAATATGGTGGTTCATTTAAAACACCATCAGGTAAAATATTTCATTTAAAAGATATTGAAAACCCAACACCACAAAAAATACTTAACTACTATATCCAGAATTTCGAAACATCGCAAAACGTAGAACAACTACATGCATTATTTGGCGAGTTTAGGCCGTTAAAATCGCGTATAGTGCTCTATACATATGACTCCGTGCTTATAGATGTATCGCGCGAAGAAACGCAGAAAATTGGGGAGATCCTAGCTAAATTAAAATACCCAACACGAGTAAAAACAGGAACACACTATAATAATTTAAAATAGAAAAACAAACGGTTATGACCCAAGAACACATATTTATGGCCAGTTATGAATTTAACGACATTGTTATTGATGACATGGTAGGAAATAAATTATTTTGCACCTTTATTGCTCAAGATAGATTAGATGAAGTGCTAGGTGCCCTTACAAATCGCTATTCTATTTTATATAATAAAATATTCGTTTTATCCTCTCCGGATACTAACGAGTTGATTTTAACATATAACATTGATGTTATGAATACTACATCGAAAAATGCACTACCTAGCACAATATTACTACATAGAAAAAAAGAATCTAATACTTTATACACAATTAATGCATTAAACGCTTTAATTCGTGAACTAAATCAAGGTGTACTTGATACTAACTACAAAGTAAACTGGCCTGACCACCGTAATGTTATATTACTTACTCAAGAAGGCGGCTTAAGAAAAGTACATACAAAAATCCACACTATTGTTGAAGTCTAATTTGGCTTCCTAATTTTCCTTTCGTACATTTATCTTACTTATAATTATTAAAATTAAAAAATGTTATGGATTTATCTTTAATCAAATCAAAATTGGACTCTTTCCAAAGCAAAGGGCAAACCAAAGACAAAATTGACTATTCCAAAATTTTTTGGAAACCGAAAGTGGGAAAACACCAAGTTCGTATTATTCCGTCAAAATTTAACAAGTCAACACCATTCCGTGAAGTTTATTTTCACTATGGTTACACTAAAGGACCTATTTTGGCCTTAACAAATTGGGGTGAAGCTGACCCAATCTTAGAAGCAGCACAAAAACTTCGTAAATCTGACAATCCGGATCATTGGCAAATGGCTAAAAAGATTACTCCTAAAATGAGAGTATTCGCACCTGTTATTGTTCGTGGTGAAGAAGCATCAGGAGTTCGTTTATGGGAATTTGGTAAAGAAATTTACACCCAATTAATGAATATTGCAATGAACGAAGATTATGGTGATTTTACGGACATTCAAGATGGACGTGATTTTATTGTTGAAGGAGTTGATGATACTGTAGCAGGTCGTAAAGTAGTTAAATGTCTTCTTACACCAAGAGTAAAAACTACACCTATTACAGATGATGCTGAAGCATTACAACTGTATTTAGACGAACAACCAGATATCTTTGCAATTAATAGAAAACATACCTATGAAAGCTTAAATGAAATCTTCCAAAAATGGGCTAATCCTGAAGAAGATGATACTGACGAACCTATTGTTGCTAAAGAAGAAGAAGGTCTTAATGATATGCCTTGGGATGCTAAAGCAGAAACACCAGCGCCTAATTATACTTTAAGCACAAAACAACCAAAAGCAGATAAATTTAACGACTTATTTTAATCATGGCTAAAAGAACCTTAAACGATATGGCTTCGGCCGCTATAAAATCGTCTCCTGGTAAGCCATTTGATTTAGATAGTTTTAAAAAATCAAAATTCCTATCGGAGTCATCTAAGTTTAAAAAACAACGATGGATCCCATTTTCCCCAGCTGTACAAGATGCACTCTCTATTCCAGGAATACCCATGGGCCATGTAACAATTGCTCGTGGGGGTTCCGATACAGGGAAAACTACATTATTGATTGAGGCCGCAGTGTCCGCTCAACAAATGGAGGTATTACCTGTATTTATTATTACTGAGATGAAATGGGATTTTGCTCACGCTAAGAAAATGGGACTAGAAGTAGAAGCTATTCCTGACGGAATTACAGGTGATACTATGGATTATAAAGGATTTTTCCTATATGTTGATAGATCATCGTTAAATACTATTGAAGATGTATCTGCATTTATTGCTGATATATTGGACGAACAAAAGAAAGGTAAATTACCTTATGATTTATTATTCTTATGGGATTCAGTTGGATCTATTCCGTGTGATATGAGTGTTAAACAAGGAAATAATAATCCTATGTGGAATGCTGGTGCTATGGCTACTCAATTTGGTAATTTTATCAACCAACAATTTCCATTATCACGTAAAGAAAAATATCCTTACACAAATACATTATTTGTAATCAATAAAACAGGAGTACAACCGGCTTTAACCCCGATGTCACAACCTAGAATGACAAATAAAGGTGGAAACGCAATGTATTGGGATGCTTCAATTGTAATTACATTTGGAAATGTAACCAATAGTGGTACTTCTAAAATTAATGTACAGCATAAAGGTAAAAAAGTTGAATTCGCTAAACGTACTAAAATAGCAATTGATAAAATTCATGCTGATTGTGGCATAGCAACATCTTCAACTATAATCGTAACACCTCATGGATTTATACCAGATGATAATGATGCCGTAAAAGATTATAAAAAAACATATGCTTACGAGTGGTTTACAGAAGGAACAAATGTAGAAGAACTACAAATTGTTGAAGACGCTAGTGAATGGGATGAAAGTAGAAGTATATCTCCTATGATTGAAATAGATGATAACTAATGTTTGATAAAAAATTTCTAAGTCAACTCATAAGTACATTAGGAGAAGACAAACCAACTAGAAACAGCAGAATACTTGTTGTAGATTCCATGAATACTTTTATGAGAAACTTCTCAACAATAAATGCAATTAACCCAGCAGGCCACCATATAGGTGGTCTGGTTGGTTATCTACGAAGTGTTGGTTACGCTATTAAAACATTCCGTCCTACTCGTGTAATACTTGTGTTTGATGGTACTGGTAGTACGCAAAATAAAAAGAATTTATACCCTGATTATAAAGGAAATAGAAATATTACCCGCATTATGAATTGGGATGTATTTGATGACAAAGAAGAAGAAAGTGATGCAATGTCTGGGCAAATGTCCCGTTTAATTCATTATTTAAAACAACTTCCTGTTAGTTTAATATCAATTGATAAGATTGAAGCAGATGATAGTATTGGACTTATAGCAAAACATTATGAAAATGATGAAACATGCAATGAAGTTACCATTATGTCGGCTGATCAAGATTTTTATCAATTAATTAGTGAAAAAGTACATGTGTATTCACCAACTAAACGCAAAACATACAAAGTTGATGACGTTGTAGCCGAATTTAATGTACACCCAAATAACTTTCTATTATACAAGGCATTATTAGGTGACAATTCAGATAATCTACCAGGAATACGAGGATTAGGACCTAAAAAAATCCTTAAAATGTTTGATTTGTCTGGAGAAAGCGAATTAGATTTAAACGATATCTATGAGATAAGTGAAGATAATCAAGGAGCTAAAAATATGCATGGTGCTGTATTAGAATCTAAACAACAGTTGAGTATTAACTACCAATTAATGAATATTCGCACACCTAATATATCAGATGAAAGCAAAGAAGATATAATTAATTCATTAAATGAAGAAATCACTCCATTAAATGTTGGAGGATTTGTAATGCTTTACGAAGCAGATGGTTTGCGAAATTCTATTGGAAATACGCATACTTGGCTTGCCGAAACCTTTGGATCCCTCATCCTAAGGTAGTATATTTAACAAAATAAAATAAATAAAAGTTATGACAACATTGAGTAAATTATCTCAGTACGGACCTACTTTCCAAACAAAAGTAATTGGTGCTTTATTAACAGATCGAGATTTCCTTATTACAATTTCCGAATCATTAAGTGATGATTATTTTGAAAATACATCTCATCAATGGGTTATAAAAGAAATCTTAAAATACTTTAGTAAGTATCATACTGTTCCCTCAATGGAAGCTCTTAAGGTTGAAGTTCAAAAAATAGAAAACGATGTACTAAAAATCGCTATTAAAGAACAATTAGTCCAAGCTTACAGAGAATCAGAACAAACAGATGTCCAATATGTTAAAGACGAATTTTTAGGTTTCTGTCGAAATCAACAAATGAAAAAAGCTATTATTGCTTCTACTGATTTGTTGAGTATTAATGACTTCGATTCTATTAGACAATTAATTCTTAATGCACTTAAAGTAGGTGAAATAAGATCTATTGGTCACGAATATGAAAAAGATATTGAAACTAGATATCGTGATGATAATAGATCACCAATTCCATTTCCTTGGGCTGTTATGAACAATATTACACAAGGTGGTTATGGTAAAGGTGAATTAGTTATTATATTCGGTAATCCGGGTGGTGGTAAATCATGGGCTATTATTGATATGGCTACACATGCTGCTAAATTAGGATTTAATGTATTGTATTATACTTTAGAATTAAGTGAAACTTATGTAGCAAGACGTATGGATGCTAATTTATTAAGTATTCCTGTAGACCAAATTACAATGCATCGTGAAGAAGTAGAGAAAATGGCTAATGAAATACCTGGTAAAATCAAAATCAAAGAATTCCCAGCAGGTAAAACTACATTAGATAATATTGAACAACACATTGAACAACTTAGAACTCAATATGAATTTGTTCCTGATGTAATTTACATTGATTATATTGACTTACTTAAAAATTCATCACGAGACAGATTAGAGGGTACTGAAGATATATACACCAGTATTCGAGGATTAGCTACTGAATTAGGTTTACCTATTGTAACACCATCACAAGCAAATAGAACAGGTGCTAAAAGTGATATTATTGAAGGAGATAACATAGCAGGGTCATATTCTAAATTAATGATTGGTGATATTGTATTATCTTTAGCTAGAAATAGAAAAGATAAATTAGAAGGTATTGGACGTTGGCATGTTATGAAAAATAGATTAGGTGGTGATGGTATGACATTTGCGTCAACTATAGATACATCAATGGGTAAAATTGAAATATTTGAAGATTTTCTTGAAATAGAAACCCCTGCTTTTAATAGTAAAGTCGGCGATTACAACGCAGTAGATAAAGATGAAAAAGATTTTTTAAGAAACTTCATCCTTAATACAGATCAAGCCCCATTTTAATGTATTTATAATCCCGATTTAAAATTTAAAAACGTATATGAGAAATATTACCCAAGAGCGAGTAGTTTATAAGCCCTTTGAATACCCAGAAGCATTTGATTTTTGGATGAAACAACAACAAGCTCATTGGTTACATACGGAAGTCCCTATGATGTCTGATGTAAATGATTGGAAACAAAATTTAAGTGAATCCGAAAAAAATGTTATAGGTTCTATACTAAAAGGATTTGCCCAAACAGAAACAGTAGTAAACGATTATTGGTCTACATTAGTTACTAAATGGTTTAGAAAACCTGAAGTTATAGCAATGGCTGTGTGTTTTGCAAATATGGAAACAGTTCACGCTGAAGCTTATTCATTATTGAACGAAGAATTAGGATTAGATAATTTTTCTGAATTTTTAGAAGATGAATCAACAATGGCTAAAATTCAAGCATTAATGAATGTAAGAGATAAAATCGAAGATGAACCAGATTGGAGCGAACGAGCCAAATCGCTAGCCATATTCTCAGCATTTACTGAAGGTGTTAATTTATTTTCATCATTTGCTATTCTTCTTTCATTTAAACTAAGAAATTTATTAAAAGGTGTAGGACAAATTGTTGAATGGTCAATTCGAGACGAATCTTTGCATTCGGAAGCAGGATGTTGGTTATTTAGACAATTATTAATTGAAAAACCTGAATTAAATACTCCCGAATTAAAAGAAGCTATTAAACAAGCTGCTTTATTATCATTAAAACTTGAATTAGACTTTATTGATAAAGTTTATGAAATGGGTGATTTAGATGGTTGCTCAAAATACGATTTAGTTAGCTTTATTAAATATAGAGTTAATACAAAAATGCAAGATTTAGGTTATGAACCCGTTGTCAATGGAATTGATGATGCTTCAATTAAGAGAATGAAATGGTTTGACAGCTTATCAGCAGGAAAACAACATACAGATTTCTTCGCTAACCGAGTAACTAATTATTCAAAAGGAGTCCAAAACTGGGACGCAAACGATTTATTTTAATTTTATATGGACAATAATTTAACTATCGACTACACACAGTGGGAGAGGGGTAAAGACTACCCTGAGTATTTCGACGAAATCTCATTAGCTACAATTTCAAAAGGGTACTTGCTACCTGGAGAAACACCTAAGAAGGCTTATCGAAGAGTAGCTGTAGCGGCTTCAACTAGATTAAATAGACCTGATTTAGAAAATAAATTCTTTAAAATCCTTTGGAATGGATGGTTAGGACTTGCTTCTCCTGTATTATCAAATATGGGTACTAGTAGAGGATTACCAATCTCATGCTTTGGAATCGACACTCCAGATTCAATTAGAGGTATTGGTTTAACTAATGCCGAATTAATGAAGCTAACCTCAGTAGGAGGTGGAGTTGGTATTAGTTTATCTAGAATTAGAGGTAGAGGAACTGAAATTAAAGGGAATGGTAAATCGGAAGGTGTAGTGCCGTGGGCTAAAATTTACGATTCAACTATTATCGCTACAAATCAAGGATCTGTACGTAGAGGTGCTGCTTCTGTTAATTTAGATATTAATCACTTTGATATTGATGAATTTTTAGAAATTCGTCGTGCTAAAGGTGATCCTAACAGACAGTGTTTAAATTTACATCAGTGTGTTGTTATAGATGATATTTTTATGAGAAAATTAGAAGCAAGAGACCAAGTAGCTATGGAGCGTTGGACTAAAATTCTAAAAGCAAGAATGGAAACGGGTGAACCTTACATCATGTTTAAAGACAATGTAAATAAACAAAACCCAATTTCATATTTAATGAATAATCTTGATGTATCTATGACAAACATATGCACTGAGATTACTTTACATACTGATGAAGAACATTCATTTATATGTTGTTTATCTTCATTAAATTTAGCAAAATACGATGAGTGGAAAGACACAGATACTGTTCAACTATCTATTTACTTTTTAGATGGCGTGATGCAAGAGTTTATTGAAAAAACAAGTGGTAAAGAAAGTATGGTTAGAACTAATAACCATGCTAAAAAAGGTAGAGCATTAGGTTTAGGAGTAATGGGGTGGCATACGTTTCTACAACAAAAACAAGTACCTTTCAACTCAATAGCGTCCACAGCATATACTCATAATGTATTTAGTAAAATTAAAGTTGAAGCTGAAGCTGCATCAAGACAATTAGCAGTAGAATACGGAGAGCCAGTATGGTGTCGTGGAACTGGTATGCGTAATACGCATTTACTTGCGATAGCTCCGACAGTCTCTAATAGTGTCATAACAGGCGGCATCTCTGCAGGAATTGAGCCGTTACCCGCAAATATTTACACATTTAACGGTGCTAAAGGTACATTTATTCGTAAAAATAAAGTATTAGAAGTTATGTTAGATACTAAAGGCGAAAACAAAGATAAATGGTGGGATCAAATGCTAAGAGATAACGGCTCTGTATTAAATCTACCAGATACTGTATTAACTCCAGATGAAAAAGAATTATTTTTAACATTCCCCGAGATTAATCAGCTAGAATTAGTTAGACAAGCCGCAATTAGACAAAGATATATAGATCAAACGCAATCTTTAAATTTATCGTTTGATCCTCAAGATTCTCCTAAATGGATTAATCAAGTTCACATAGAAGCTTGGAAATTGGGAATAAAAACATTATATTATTTAAGAACAGATTCAGTAATTAAAGGTGATTTAGGATCACGCCAAGCAGATTGTGTATCTTGCGACGGATAAAAATAAGTTATTATGGAAGAAATAGATGAATATCTTAAAACGGTTGAAAGCGAATTAAATGAAATTCAAGCTAAAGTAGAAGCGAACCCTGAAGTAGCTTCTCAATATGAATCTCGCTTAATTGAATTATTTGAAGAATTAGTATCTCAATTAACAAAAATAGAATAAAGTTATGAAATTTCAATCAACAAAAGTCTTTGATGGTTACTCAACAGTATTTCGTCAATGGAGAGCAGAAGGCACTCACTGTAGTTTTCTTCATGGTTATGGTATTTCTTTTAAAATTGTATTTGAAGGAGAACTTGATGAAAGAAACTGGGTGTGGGACTTTGGAGGAATGAAAAGAGCCAAAAACACTATTGATGGTATGCCTCCTAAAGCATGGATGGACCATATGTTCGATCACACTTATATTATTGCCGAAGATGACCCATTTTTATTAAAAGCATTAGAAATGCATGGTACAGGTATAGCACAAGTTAGAGTAGTACCAGCTACAGGAGCAGAACAATTTGCTAAATTTATCTATGATAAAACTTCTGAGTTTATTAGAATTGAAACAGATAACAGAGTACGAGTAGTAAGCGTAGAATTTAAAGAACACAGTAAAAACTCAGCAATATACACAGAATAATATGAAAAAAGTAATTAGATACACGGCAGCATGGTGTGGACCGTGTAAAGTATTTGCTCCTACATTTAATAAAGTAGCAGCAGAAACACCAGGAGTACAATTTGAAACAGTTGATGTTGATTCAGGGCACCAATCAATTATGGAGAATGGGATTAGAAATGTTCCTACTACTGTAGTAATTGAGCCAAACGGAACTATTAGAAAACAAAGTGGAAATATGAGCGCAGAAGCCTTAAAAACATTTATTGGATAATGAAAATATCACACGAACTACCGTTATCGTTATTCCCTTATAGTTTTGGATGGAATGATTATGAGTATTGTTTACCTCATTTATTAGATAAACATGCCGATTATAGACAATTTTTCTTAGATTCTAGAGAAAGAGACCGTTTCATTATAATGGATAACGGTTTGTTTGAGGGTGTAACACACACCATTGAAGATTTAAGAGAAAAAATCAAGTTAATTGAACCTGATATCTTTATTGTTCCTGATGAGTGGAATAATAAAACAATAACAGCTAAAAATGCTAAACATTGGAGGCAATACGAGCTACCTGAACGCACCAATTTAATGGTAGTAATGCAAGGTACTACAATAAGTGAAATTCATCAACTATACCACCACTGTGTTGACCTGGGTTATACTCACTTTGCATTTAATCATTCATCAGTAGTATATCATGAATTATGTCCTACCGAAAATTTAATAGCTAATCAAGCTGTTGGTAGAGTATTACTTCTAGAGAATATGAAGCATGAAAATTTAATTAAACCACACCATTATATCCATTTATTAGGATGTTCGGTACCTCAAGAATTTACTCACTATAGGGATAATTGGACACCTGGTATAATTAATTCAGTAGATACTTCAAATCCTATTATATGTGGTGCTTTAGGTATTAGATATAACGAAATTGGTTTATTAGAAAAACCAACAAATAAAATTGAAGAATTTATGGAATCTGATTTAGAAGATAAATTAGAAGATATTAAATATAATGTTCAACGTTTTAGAAATTTATGCAATAAATAGTTGGATTTATAAAATAAAGTTCGTATATTTATAAAGTAAAACAAATATAAACAGTTATGAGCAAAACTTCATCAAAAAACAAGTACGAGCAACTAATGGCTTGGTTACCGACTTTAGGACAATCTAAAAAGTCCGTAGTAGAAAAATCAACTACTAAATTTTCTAAAGGAGATTATTACAAACAACAAGGAGCCAGGTAATCATGATTGAGATCATAAAACATAGTTTAGGATTATGTGGTGAAGGTCATGTTAGTCTTTTAAATTGTTCTCCATTTATAGTTGGAGGAATTGGATATTTTACGTACATTAAATCAAAATTAAAATTAAAGTTATGGAAAAAGAATTAAAACCTTACATGATGTCTTTGTTTGAATATCTAGGTTATGCCGCTGGTACTGAAACAGGAAAAGAAGTGTATAGCACTGCAAATAAATTGCGCGAAACTATTAGCACTCACAACATTTCTAATCCTAAATACACGGGAAAAGTAATGTTATATCGTAGAGAATTTCTAGATGAATATTTTGGAAATAAAGTATACGAAGGAGAGAAAAAATAATAACGTTTGCCTATACGTTTCAAATACCTGGCACAAATTAAATTATAAATTATGTCTAAAAATCATGTAGTGGTTTCACTTTCAGGTGGAATGGATAGTAGCACATTGTTACTACGTTGTTTAAAAGAATACTCATCTGTTACGGCCATAAGCTTTGACTATGGTCAAAAACACAGAGTAGAGCTAGAGAGAGCTCAATCGTTGGTAGATTATTTAAACGGTGCTATTAATGTTTCAACATTTGAACCTATTAAAGTAAACTATCGTCAAATCAAACTAGACGGATTAGTTGATCTACTAGATTCAGCATTAGTAACAGGAGGTAAAGATGTACCAGAAGGTCATTACGAGCAAGACAATATGAAAGAAACAGTTGTTCCTAACAGAAACAAAATGTTTGCTTCTATTGCTCAAGCAGTAGCTTTATCCATTGCAAACCGTACAGAAGAGACTTGTGACATTGCTTTAGGTATTCACGCAGGTGATCATGCAATTTATCCTGATTGTAGACAAGAATTTAGAGATGCAGATGATGCAGCCTTTAGAATTGGAAACTGGGATGCAGAAAGAGTAAATTATTTCTCACCTTATCTTCAAGGAGATAAATTTGATATCTTAAAAGATGGAGAAGTATTATGTAAAGAGTTGGGATTAAATTTTGATGAAGTTTATTCAAGAACTAATACTTCGTATAAGCCAATTAAAATAGTAACTAGTGGATTTATACAGACATCCCCAGAAAATACAAACTGGACTTCACCTGTAGTGACTTGGTACTCAGATTATAAATCAGCATCTTCAGTTGAAAGAATAGAAGCATTTATCAAACTAGGAAGAAAAGATCCAGTTGCTTATGCAGACGAAACAGGACCAGTAACATGGGAGACTGCAAGAGATGCAGTTCAAAAAGTATTAACAGAACATAACCAACCCCAAACTGATGGTGTTAAGTGGACTGAAACAAGAACTTACTAAAAAAAGTAGGATATTAAAAAATAAGTTCGTATATTTAAGTATAGAAATTAATAAAAACAAAAATGAAAAAAGTATTTTTAACATTAGCCTTAGTGGCTTTAGTGGCAGTAAGTTGTAACAAGGTGACTCCGTCATCTAAATTAACAACAGTAGATTCAACAAAAGTACAAGTCGATTCAGTAAGTATTGACTCAACTTCAATTGATACTACAGCTGTAAAATAAAACACACCCCAGTAGATAGGTCCGCCAAGAAAGTCTTTAAACAACGTGGGAACTGCGGCTCTCCCAATGTGGCTGGAATGTTTTATAAAATAGTCACCCTACTCTTATAATAAGGGAATCAGTGTAGATAAACAATGCACGATTATAGGAAAGAGGGTGCTAAAAAATTACCAATGCTCGCTGTTAATTGAGAAGTAGAGTGTATTAATTTCCGAACAAGGGTTTATAGTAGGAAGGCGTCACTTATTGCACTCAATCAGAAACCCTGAAAGACCAAGGTTGGTAAAAAAAGAATCGGTTAGTGTCAACGGGAAAGTTCCTGCTAGGGTTAACATGGACGATAAGTCTGGATGAGGGTTCGAATCCCTCACCGATTCCAAAATAAATTATTATTTATTACAAAACGGGGGTGCCTGGTTTTGACAGATTACAACTAATTAATACAATCAGCCAGAGAGATAACTGTAAACTAAGGTGAATTTAATTAAATGGCAAAAACACAAACGGTGTAGTATCTCAAGGAGACAACGCACAAATCGAAGCTAACATGAACACAGTATTCTCTTTATTGAGAAACGAAGTATTGGCAGCAGCCTAAATTACCCAAGATTTCTCTATTAGATTAAATAGAGTGGTGGTTTCGCTAACTTAACAGTTGGCCCCAGTTGAATGATACTCCAACTTTAAAACCGTATCAAATAAGCTGTATAAATTGTATTGACTAACGCAGTCTGGACGGGAGTTCGAATCTCCCCACCTCCACTAATTTTTTAACTCTAAATTAATCGTTATGGCAAAAACCAAACTAAATCGCACGGCAAAGCTAGCATTTTACAATGCTCGCGAGCGTAAAGACGACACAAATCGTTTAGCAGAAACTACAGGTTTCACAACTCGTTTCATCAATTATGTAAAAAAAGGTGAAAGAAAAGTAAATGATTCATTAGCTGATGCTATGTACACTCTTTCTCGAAGACGTGCAAAAAACAGCGCAGTATCTGCGAATTAATCAATCCAAATATGCCCCTCACCAGAGGGGCTATATTAATTAAAACTATTAAAATATGGACGAATTTTTAGAGTTTCCAGAGTTAACAGATGACGAAATAGATCAAGTAATGACTGAATTTTTTGAATGGGATAGGTTGCAAGATTATGATTTTGTAAATGAATTTGACGATTTTATTTATGTTTCATATGATGAAGTTTTAAATAATCCTAATGATACTGAATTAGGTGCCTTAATTAGGAAAAGATACGTAGAAGCTCAAAATAAATTAAAAGAAAGTCCCTCATTGTAGGGACTTTTGATATTTATTACAAATAATGTCTATGAAAAATATGTTTTGCCAAGTAAGTTATATATTCATTAATTTAATAAAATATATTATGGCATTTAAAGACATTTTTAAAAAATCAAACGACTACAATGAAAAAACTGTAGTAGGCTTCATATCATTTGCAGTAATGACAATAGTGATGATTGTAGATCTTGTAACTGGGTTCATGGGTCAACACCTCCCACTAAATGAATATGTATTTAATGCATTTATGTATATTACATTAGGATCATTCGGTATTGCCGGATTAGAAAAATTTGCATCAACAGATAAGCAAAAGGAGCAGGATGTTTAGTGAAGGTGGAATAGTAATGATTGCAGGAATCCTATTAGGATTAGGTGTAATAGGTGGATCAGTTTATTATGTTAATAAAATGTTTGCCACACATACTCAGGAAATCCTAGTTCGTTTTATTTTATTAATATTTACCTCATTAGTTGCATTATTTATTGTTGATAAAGTAATTGCTTGGCAGGTTAAATTATTAAGTGAGGAACAAAATTCTCAACTATTTGATTTAATTAAAACCTTGGTTCTTATGATTTTTTCTTATTACTTTGGAACTAAAGAAGGTGTAGAAACTAATGGAGACCCTAATAAAAAATAAATATAGATAAGCTATGAGTTTAAAAAGTTTACAAGCTAAAATAGGAGTAACAGCAGATGGAGTATTCGGTCCTGGTACAATAAAAAAAGCAATGGAGTTTTATAAATTAACTCCGGTTAGAGCAGCACACTTCTTTGCTCAAACAGCTCATGAAACAGGTGATTATAAATTATTTGCTGAAAATCTTAACTACTCTACTCAGGGGCTTCAAAACATATTTAAAAAATACTTTCCAGGTAATCTAAGTGACTTATATGCTCGTAATCCTGAAAAAATAGCTAATAGAGTTTATGCTTCTAGAATGGGTAATGGGGATGAGAAATCAGGAGATGGGTGGAAATATAGAGGTAGAGGTGCTCTTCAATTAACTGGAAAAGATAATTATGCTGCCTTTGCTAAATATTTACAAAAACCAGAAATTATGACTACTCCTGATTTAGTAGCTACAGAATATTCATTTGAATCAGCAATGTTCTTCTTTGATAAAAACAAATTATGGTTAATATGTGATCAAGGAATTAACGATGCCGCTATATTAGCATTAACAAAAAGAATTAATGGTGGTACTCATGGATTAGAAGACCGACAAGAAAAAACTAAAAAATATTACCAATACATTAAATAAGTTGCTATAAGATGAAAACATCACTATTAATTACATTATCATTGACAACAGCATTAGCATTTATAGGTACATATTTTATGCATCTAACAGCAGATAATATAGATCAATTCCTAGCAGTAGGTTTAATTGTATTTATTGATGGTTTTTTTGGAGTATGGGCAGGAGTAAAAAGAGAAGGTTTTCAAACTTGTAAAGCAATTAAAGTATTAAAAACATTTGGTTTTTGGATGGTAATGCTAGCAGCTATCTTATCAATAGAAAAAGGATTTACTGGGACTTCTTGGTTAAGTGAAACAATTATAGCCCCTTTTATGATATTCCAGCTAATTTCTATATTAAAAAATGCTTCTATGGTAGGTATAGTTAAAAATGAATTAGTTACACAAATATTAGATAGATTAGATAAACATAAAGGAGATAGAGAAATAAATGGATAAAGTTAAAAATTTTATATTAGGATTAGATTTCAAATCAATTTTAATAATAGGGTTAATTATATTAATACTGCTAATGAGAATGTGTTCTGGAGGAGATCAAAGTTCTCACCCAATAATTAAAGTAGATGGAAAAAAATATGAACTGTTAAAACATACTATTGATACTGTTACAGTTATAAAAACTAAAGTAGAATACCGTCCAGGAAAAACAATCTTTAAAGATCCCCCAATCTATATAACACCACCAACACAAATAGATTCATTAGCTGTAGTTAAAGAATACTACTCTAAAATAGTATATAAAGATACTTTAAACTTAGATGAAGATGGAGGAACAATTGCTATAACTGATACAGTTTCTCAAAATAAAATTATAGGTAGATTATGGAGTGCTTCAATAAAGCAAAAAACAATTCATGATGTCACTATTGTAAAAGAATTACCTAAGACACAAGTATACATTGGTGGTACTGCTGGGTTTGATGAAGATAACATTGTAAATTTTGTAGGACCATCATTACTATTAAAAACAAAACAAGATCGTGTTTATTCTTTCCA